CCAAACTTATGATCGGTGTCAAACACACCAAACGACCTTAACCCACCTACAAATATATCACTATCTAGTGGCACATTAATAGCATCTAAGTTATTAGACCCTGTTGATGGATAGTTGTCTAATTCATCTACAGTAAAACCTGGAGATATGTAGTTAAATATAAACTCATGCGATAGTTCTGTAATAGACCATCTTTGAGTTTCATAGTTGTAGATAATAATTTTATCTGTTACACCACTAGCAGTAGATGGATATGACCAACAAACTAATTTATTCGCATAATCTACAGCAGCTTTTACTCTTTCTCTGTGTGCAAATCTAAGATCAGATTTAAAAAATCTATCTACTTTACCATTACCGATTGGTTTTGATGAGTTACCATCTGTAACTCTAAAACCATCTTCTGATAGGAAATATACAAGGTTACCAACTTTAATAACTGTTTTACCTTGTACTGCACCTATGTTGTCTTCAATACGTCTAAAAGAAAATATTACATTACCACCCCTATAATCCATTCTGGTAATTCTGTTTTCTTGAAATATCAAACCAAACTGTCCACCTGTTACACCAGTAATTACACCGCCCTCTGGCAATGTTTCTGAGTCAGCCTGATTAACACCTTCTGTCCAAGATGTTGCACTGTTAAAAGATGACCACTGTACTTTGTTTTGAGCTGTTGGTTGAAATCCAGTAACAACAAAATTGTTTACAACTGCTGCGTGTCTGAATGTTGGTGGTGAACCTGAAAGTGCAGCAAAGTCTGTAGAAGTATCAAGTGACCATGTTTGAGGTGCGTCTACACCATTAAAAGCAATTATGCTTTCTCCAAACTTTACAAAATCCCAATAACCATTAGCAGCAGTATTAAAAGTAGTGCCGCCACTTTCGTCTACGACTGAGTTTGCAAGTATTCTATAAAGTTTGCTAGAGTCACCTGCAAAAATACTAACTGCACCAGTATCAGATGTAAAAGATGCAGCACCTTGTGCTCTGTTGTCTAAAGCATTAGCTGTTGCTTGTGTAATACTTTTAAATGGTCTGTAACTATTTACAGCAGGATATACGTTCTTGGCTTGCGTTGCACCAGGATTTAAATGATCTGGTAAATCAGGCAGCCACTCTCCAAAGGGTACTTGCATTATTTTACGTTATCAAAATTGTTTATATTTATTCCAGTTCTTTGAACTAGAGGTGTTCCATTATATTTATCTTTTTCGTCTGCTTCTTCTACTTGTTTGATTGCAGCTTCATATTGTGCCTTAAATTGTGCAACAGATCCTTGATCCATGCCTCTAATAAATGTAGATGCAAAGTATAACGCACCATACAAATAAACATCAGGATGATTTGTTAGAATAAAATTTGTAGCTGTGCTACCATCAAGTGAGTCTAATGCTTTGTAAAAGACAAGACTGGCAGTGTAGCTTGTGTCTGGCAACGGACTAAATCTAAAGTTAGATCCTTCTATTGAGTATGCTTTCGGTGTGCCTGTTTGCGATGAACCTTTAGTTTCGTATTGATGAAACGGTGTCATAAACTGTAAAGCAATCTTAGGGTTTTGCACTAAATGAAAACTACGGACTTGTAAAAAACCTGTAGGCAGTGCCTCAGTTTCTGCATCTATTGTAAAAGATGATACGTTTTCCATAGCCCTTATTCTTAATCTACGATTTAGGTCTGCTTCTGTTAGATCAATAAAGTCATCAATCTCTGAAGATAAATCATCTCTAGCAAGAAAGTTTGCAATTGCTGTTTTTAAGTTTGTATAGGTGTCTAATGCCATTATAATCTTTTATCTCCTGTTCTAAAGAACATAAACTCGTTACTATTTACCATCTCTCTAATTATTTTTTTCTGTTCATCTTTTGCTACTTTATACCAATTAGAGTGTCCAAATCGTTCTTTTGTTTTAATTTTGAGTGCAATCAAAGGTATCTGAGCTATGCGTTGCATATCTCCTTTTTGTTCCACATTGTTTTGTGACCACTTGTTTTGTTCGAGAATATTAGTTGTATCTTGTGTGTTTTTTACAACAAGTTTTCTTGTACCTCGATCTATGTGTATATCTTGATTTTTGTCGTAGGGATTGTTCATATAACAACAACTGTACCAGTAACAGTAACAGTTGCTGCAAAAGTTATAGGACCTGCAAAAACTGCACTTGTAATAATTTGATCTTTATTAATTTCTGTGTCGTGTTCGTGTATTGTTTCGCCTGCTGGTGCGTCACCAATATACTGAACGCCTCCGACTGAAGTTATTGTTGCCATGCTATCTCCTATGTACTAATTGAGTCAACCACTGATACCCACACATCAATACTGTCTGCTGTACCAGCTTGCCCCTTTAAAACATCTCCACTTTGTAAAACAAATTTAGCACCACCTTGTACTAGCTCTACTGAACTTGCTGGTGGTATAGATAAATCTTTTACAAGGTATCTTGTTGTAGAACCACCCTCAGATACAAATACACTTACTGTAACTGTAGTAGTCAAAATGTTTGCAAGTCTCAAACCTACAACAGCATCATCACTGTTTGACGTAAAAATTGTAGTTGCAGAGTTTGTAATCTGTGCTCCATTTGATTCAAAATCTTGTGCCATGTTTTCTCCTATAATGCGATTGCCATTGCTACAGCCAGACCTTTACTAGCTTTGGCATCTAATTGTGTTTGAATATCTGAAGTTACAGAGCCTAAATGTTGGAACTCTGCACTTGTTACTGAACCATCTGCTATTTTTGTAGCGTCTATGGCAGCAGATGCTTTAATGTTTGCGTTTTCAATGTTGGTAATGCTGTTGCCTGTACCATCTGCATCTATTGTTTTGTTTGTTAGTGTATCTGTAGAACTAGCAGTAATACCACCAATGTCAGACAATACTTCAGCAGTTGATCTGCTCTCAAGACCGTTTGCAGTAAATCTAGCATACTCGTCATCAGCAACACTTGCACTATCAATTTTAACTGCGTTAGTATTACTAATTCCAAATGTAAGTGATGCTTGTCCACCAATATCACTTAATACTTCACTAGCTGATCTACCTTCAATAGATGTGCCTGCTACTCTAAGAAAATCATCGTCAGCCACGCCTGTAGTAAAGATAGGAATATTTGTATTTGATATACCAAAAGTAAGTGCAGCCTGACCTCCTATGTCACTTAACACCTCAGAGGTGCTACGACTTTCAAGACCATTAGCTGTAAATCTTGCATATTCATCATCAGCAACCGAACTACTATCTATTTTTACAGCGTTAGTGTTTGATATGCCAAATGTTAAACTAGCTTGTCCACCGATGTCAGAAAGTACTTCTGCTGTGCTTCTGCTCTCTAAACCGTTTGCTGTGAACCTTGCGTACTCATCGTCAGCTACAGAACTGCTGTCAATCTTTACAGCATTGGTATTGCTTATACCAAATGTCAAAGATGCTTGACCGCCTATGTCTGATAAAACCTCTGAAGCAGAACGACCCTCTACACTTGTTCCTGCTATTCTTAAAAAGTCATCATCAGCTACACCAGTAGTAAACTGTGGTACATTAGTGTTACTTATACCAAACGTAAGTGATGCTTGTTTACCGTCAAGCTGTGTTTGTATATCACTTGATACACCGTCAAGTCTTTGAAACTCTGCATTAGATACTGAGCCATCTCCTAGTTTTGCAGCATCTATCGCTGTTGGTAAATTACCAGCAGATACGCTAACAACTAAATCAATAGTACCATCACCATCTTCATACGTTGCAGCAATATCTGTTTCTGTGTTACTGCTAAACATAGCACCAACAATGTCTTGTACTGCTTCTGTAGTTACTCCTGCATACGATTTTACATTAGCTGCTGTTATTTTTTTAGTTTGACCTGCATCAGTGTCTACAACCGCAAATACATCATCATCTGCTGGCGTTGACAACGCTGTCAAATCACTAATCTTGCTATCTGCCATTTTTTACCTTTTTTTTCTTTTTAATTTTTTTTTCTTTTTTCTTAAGTAGTTCAACGAGTTCTTTAAAAGTCATTTGCCTTGACCTCTGTACCTTTTAAAGTTTCTTCGTTTGTTTTTGTTTTTAGGTCTTGATCTAACACTTTGACCAATAGATGTTCTTTTCTTTGGTCCTGGTTCGTGTGCTATAAAACTTTTAGCTTTACGTGCCATTAGTTAGGTATTGGTCTGCCACTAAATACAGTACCGACTGCTTGTTCAAGTTTTATATTATCTCCTGCTTGTATAAGCAAGTATGTACCGTCTTCTAATTTTAAGTTGTCATTTGGTGTATCGGTACGTCTATCTCTGTAACGATCTTGTCCTCTATGAGAGAACCTAGTTGCAATGGTCATTGTGTTAATTCAGATACTCTTGCAGTTCCATCTGTTGATCCCACTCTTAGCACAGCTACTTTTGTAGCAGGTGCAACTCTAAAATATTCTGGTGTAAATGCAGGCACAATCAAACTTGATGACGTTGCTGTAGGTGAAGTTGCGTTCATTTCTACATAAGCATCAACAGTTGTAACAATTCTTATCTCTCTTGTTTGTGAATCAAATGCGTTAGAGGTTGCAGCAGATGAACTGCCTACAGCTACGGTTTGAGTTGATCCAACTTTAAATGTAGTAGGTGCTTTATAATCAGTCATGCTTACTCCGATAATTCTGAAATAAATAATGAACCATTACCAGAGTTTCTTATCACAGATATAATGTTACCTGGTGCTACCTTAAAATATTCAAAATCTTTTGCAGCCAATGGTGTTGAAGACGCTGTTGCAGTTACAGCAGGTTTGCTAATTGTAATGTGACAATCAGTAGTGGCATACAATCTTACATACCTAACCTGATCTGAAATCGCAGAACTGTTTGCAGCACTAGCTGTGTAGTCTACCTTCTGTACGGTTCCTGTTAATTTATAATACATAATGTTCCTTAGAATGATTCTAAAGAGGGAGCCGAAGCTCCCTCACTTAGATTATTGGTTTACGTCTAAAAGAATGCCGTGTGCGGCTTCGTTTCTGACTTCAAGTGTGTACTCTGCTAAGAGTTGTTTCTTCTCAGAATCACCAGTTTTTGCTAGATCCTGAACTTGGAAATCTCTTAGGTAAGCAGTTGCCATCATATCTCTTTGGATAAGGAAAGCATTACTCTCACTTGTTACTGCCATTACTCTGTTTGGTACGACTTGTAAGTCACCAAAATCAGATGAGTAAACATCAATAGCTGCGTACTCTACTCTGTTTTCAGCTTGTCCAAACCTTGTAGTGTTGGCATTAAACCCAGATACAGTTTGTTTAATACTCGGTGGTACAACAAGCATATCCATTTCTCCACCTGACTCATAAACCTCTTTGACAACAGTCTTTAGGATTGTCTCAGTTAGGTCTCTGTCAGTACCAGAGTTGGGTAAGTCTGTTCCAGAACCAGTAGAAAGTGAACCACCAGTACCTGCATCACCGTTAGTAGCAATCCATGTAGGAATAGATCCTAATGCTCTAGCAGCAGTTGCAGAACCGACAGCTTGTACTTGACCTTTAATAAGGACAAATTCCATGTCTTTCTTTAGTTCTTTTGATTTTTTTGCGACCTGGTATGCCATTTCGTCAGCTCTACCAGCAGCATCAACAGCACCTTGTGTACCTGACACAGCGATTACTTTGTCAGATATTTGAGTGAAGTTAAATGCTCTCGTTGTTGCACTCATAGCGTCAATAGTTGCATCGTCACCTTCGATAACTGAGTTAGCAGCAGGTGTTGCAAGTGCATCTAATTGCCATTCATGCTTTGTTGATTTTGCGGTTGTACGAGGTATCGCAGATAAAATTGGAGTATCTTCTGGACTAATGTTATAGATTACATCTACCAAGTCCTCTCGAATACCAGTAGTATCATACGTGTCGTACAAGTTAGTTGGTTGTGCCATTTGGCTCCTCCTTTAAGTTATACGAGACTTCGGAAGATTTTGG